TGGCTTCTCCCGATCTAAGCGCCGCCTGGGCGAACTTCTACGAGTCCACCAAAGAGGACAACTTGGCCGCCTACGAAGCCGAAGGATGGAAAACCGTCGCCAGCATAGCCGAGGAATCCGGCCAATCACTCGCAACGGTGTTTTCGCAAATGAAAACGCTCACGAATCAAAAAAAATTTGAGAAAAAAATCATTCGCGTCATGTGCAACAACGGCGTGCGCGGCGTGGCTATTTTCCGGCCAGTGAAAAACAAGAAACAGGGCAACAGCGGGCAACAGAGTTGCAAGTAGTTGATAATCAAAAGCAGTAATGCGACTCAAAATCGCGTTTCTCACGAAGTGTCGGTTCGATCCCGACCGCCGGTAATCTCTTCACCGAAAGCCCGCAGAGGTGCATAAATAAAGCCTCTGCGGGCTTTTTCGTTTCTGATTTGTTTCGACTCGTTTTGACCGCTTGTGACATTAAAAGGTTGATTTCGCGGGCAACACGGGCAACAGGTTGTTTTGCTATGGCAACACGACTTTTGTCCGAGGGAACGCGATTCTTTGTTTCCTTCTACCCGGCGCGGCCCTCTACGCCGTGGAAAATGGAAATTCCTGCGGCGGTGGCTGGCTCTAGGATTCGCCGCTTTTTTGCGGAGGAGGCTAGCGCTTACATTGAGGGCGGTCGGCTTGTGGCTCAGATCAAGGAGCAGGGGACGGATTCGCTGAAGGAGCCGACGGGCGTTTCGGTGGCTCGGGCGGTGGCGATGTTTAACGGTCAATTTTCGGACTACTCGAAATCGCATCGGGAGAAAGTGGAGAAGGTGACGCGGTGGATCGCGGAGGGATTCAGCGGGCCGCTCAAGGGCGTGACGCCGGTGCGGTGCTTGGAGTGGTTCAAGACGATCAAGGGGTGCTCGACTTCGCGGGCGACGATCTATCGCTACGCTCGGATGTTTTTTAATTGGTGCGTTAAGATTGACCTTCTCGACAAGTCACCGTGGCGGCCGGTGGTATGCCCTGACTCGACGCCGAAGCGAAACATCCTGACTCCCGAGGAAATGGTGACGCTTTTATCAGACGAGGCGATGAGCGACACGCTGCGGGCTTCGATTTTGCTGGGTGGCTTCGCGGGCCTTCGGACGGTCGAGATTTTGCGGCTTCGGTGGGAGGATGTCGAAAAGGGCCAGATTTACATCGGGCCGGAAGTGGCGAAGCAGAAAAAGAAAGGGAACCGCGAGCGTCTTGTCGACATGACGGAGCCGTTGAAAAAACGCATGAAACTTTTCAACGGAAAGCGCGGGCCGCTGGTGGCTGGCACGGAGGCGGAATTTTACAAGGAGCGGCGGGCGCTCGTGAAGCGGCTACGGCGGGAGGGCGCGGTGGCTTGGAAGACATTTCCAGAAAACTCGCTCCGGCATTCTTTCGCCACCTACCACCTCGGCAAGTCCAACGACCCCGGCCGCACGGCTTACCAGATGGGGACTTCGATTCAGCTAGTCATCTCGACCTACGCCGTGCCTGCACGCCGGGCGGATTGGCGGAGTTGGTGGAAGATTTAAAGTCAGATCGTGGATTTCCGCCGACCACCCTTCGGGTAACGGATTGTCGGGCGAGTTAAGGGTCCACCATCGGAAGTTTCGGGCGTGACGACGACACTCGCGGCAGAGTCCTGGGGCACGGTATTTCCCGGCGTTTCGGCAACTAGACTGAGGTTGATGCTCTCAGTAAACGGAAGATACTTGGCCGCGTAGTGTAAATCCCAAGCGAGGCGGATGCACTTTCTAATGGCTTGAGCTTGGGCCATGTCGGTGCGCTCGGCTTCATATTCATACTGCCGAATCTTGATCAAAATATCGCGGCATTCGGCGTCGAGTGACACGCCGGGCTTTGTGGCTTTTTCTGACTCTGGCTTTTTTTTGCGGCCCATATTTTGAAATAAAAAGCAAAGGTGCACCACTTGCAACCGATCTTTTTTTCGGTGCACCAAAAAAATATTTTCGCCCGCAAACCTAGTGTTTATGCGGATGTCAATAAAAATCTTCGTATAAGCATAACACCCCATTGACAGATTTTTATTGCAATAAGTGCACCGAAATAAAAAAGTGCACCGCATGACAGCGACGAGCAGAAAACAAGGGGCCTGTTTCCCAGCAGAACTTTGGGAAGCAATCAAAAGGCAAGCGGAGGCCGAAAACATCACGCCAAGCAAAGTGATCGTTCAAGCGGTCCGCGAAATGGTGGAACGCAAGAGCAAGCGGAGGGCGCGGAAATGATCTTCTCGCAGGAGTTCATGAGCATCGAAGAAGCCTGCCAAGAGTGCGGGCTGACGAAGCGCGGTCTCTATCCGCACATTCGGCAAGGGGAGTTTTTGGCGACGCTGCCATTCGGGCGCACCGGCGGTTGGCACATCTCCCGACACAGCTTTCGCGAGTGGCTCATGGGCCGGATCGGCCGTGGCGCCAATCGCAGCAACACAGCAACCAGGAGGAAACAACCATGAATCTCTACCTCTGCACAGCCAACGGAGTCTTCGGACCCTTCGGCGATTATGTCCATGCCAGCACGCCGGACGAGGCGCGGCTGAAATTCTGGCGCTCATTTAAGGTAACGCCGTTTTCGGTGAAGTTTGAACGGAGGGCGAAGTGATGGACTACGAGACGACACTCCGCTGCCTAGGCTACGCCTTGGATTTTCTTCAGATCATCACGGTGCCGGTCCTTTTGCTGGCGCTTACGGGGAGGCTGGCACGATGAGCGGCTGGGAGGGGATTTTTCTTGCGACGGTAACGCTTGGCTCGGTTTGCGCGGCGTATTGGGCTGGGCAGCGCAGCATTATCATCAGATTCCGCGACCACCAAGAGCGCCGGCGCCGGTGGAGGGAGTGGGAGGATTTCGATGAATAATCCTAACACGGAAAACGCGGAGGTGACGGCTATGAGTTCGGCGCTTTGCCATTTGTGCGTCTGCTACGACCGCAAAACCCTTTCCCACCTTCTCGACAAAGACCTCGGGCCGCTTTGCGTCGATTGCTTCGCGGCGGCGCTCCGAGCCGAGACCGAGCTTCGGTGGAGCTGCCTGACTTACTCACCGTCGGACGAATGAGATACGCCGTTCACGAATAACGAATGAATTTCCGCTTCGCCTGAGAGGGCAGGAGCCATGGGGGGCGCGCATCCCACACAACGCGCAAAACTAACAACGAAAGAGTGACATGAAAATTATATCTGGAAAACAACAGCGACCACAGCGGGTCGTGATTTACGGGGTGGAATCGGTTGGCAAGTCCACCTTTGCGGCTCAATTCCCAAAACCTCTCTTCCTCGACATCGAGGGCGGGACGGCTCACCTGGATGTTGACCGCGTGGCGGTGGACTCGTGGAAGCAACTCGGCGAGTGCATCGCGGAGGTTTCAAAGACCGACTACGGCACCGTGGTTATCGACAGCGCCGATTGGGCGGAGCGGTTGGCGGTCGAGGATTTGCTGGCGGCTAACAAGAAGCAATCGGTCGAGGATTTCGGTTTCGGCAAGGGGTGGGTGATGGCAGCGGAAAAGATGAGCCGGTTTCTCGGGGCTCTGGATCGACTCATCGAGGGAGGCAAAAATGTGGTGGTTATCGCTCACTCTAAAGTGCAGCGCACGGAACCGCCGGACATCCTCGCCGCTTACGACCGATACGAGTTGAAGCTCTCCAAGCAGTCCTCGCCGCTCGTTAAAGAGTGGGCCGACGAGCTTTGGTTTTTCCGGTTCAAAACGAAATCGGTAACGAACGACGGCGGCAAGGCCAAGGGCATCGGCGGCAAGGAGCGCGTGATCTACACGACGCACTCGGCGGCTTACGACGCGAAGACCCGCTCGGGACTGCCGGACGAGATTCCCATGGAGTGGTCCGCGGTGGCGCACCTCTTCCAGGCGAAACCCAAAACCTCGGCGCCTGCGGTTGAGATCATCGGCCGTGAGTCGGTGGCCGTCCTCGAGGACAACGAGGAGATCGTCAACGCCTTCCTCCTCGCCAATGGATCGCTGACCGAGGGGCAGACATGGCGTGACGCGGCTCCGAAACTCCGCCAGCAGATCGTGGCACGGCCCGAGGCTTTGGTCGCCAAGGCGAAAGCCGCACAGATGGAGGTGGCGGCGTGATTAAGGAAATCTCCCCATCGTCCCTGCCGAAGCTGGCGGAGTGCGCGCTCTTTACGGGCGCGCCTGGGGCCAGCCTGGCGGCCGAGCGTGGCACTTTGCTCGACAAAGCTCTCCGCGAGCTTTTCATGGATGACCCGACGACCTTCGACCTACTGAGCGCGGAGGATAAGAAGGCGGTCGAGTGGGGCGCGAATGAACTTCGCGTCCTTTCCGGCGGCTACCATGTGGAAACGCGCGAGGAGCATTTGGGCATGGAGGTGCCGGGGCTTTCCAAACCCGGCACCGCCGACGCGGTATGCGTTCGGGCCAAGTGGGTCGCGGACATCAAGACCGGCCAAGTGCGCAACTATCGCCAGCAGCTCGCAGCCTACAGCCTCGCGTGCATGCAGGAGCACTTTGCGGATTCGTGGACGGCTCATGTGGTCTATGTCGATCAGCGATTGCGTAGAACTTACGACTTAACCCGCGACCAGGCCGAGGCCACGGTTAGCAATCTCATCGCCGAGGCCTCGAGCCGCACGGCCGAGCCGACTCCGAATGAATACTGCGGCTGGTGTGCCAATTTTAACGGGTGCCGCGCCATTGTGCGCCAATCTTCCGAGGCTCTGGCCTTGGTCAAGGGCGAGCGTGCTCTCGACGAGATCCGCGCGGAGATCGCGGCGGACCCGCTGGCGCTCTCGGTCTTTGCGGCAAACTGGAAGGCGGCCGAGAAGCACCTCGCCGATCCGTTGATCGAACTCCTCAAGACTCGACTCGCCGATGGGGAGGAAATTCCCGGCTGGAAGGTCTCCAGCATGGCCGGCCGCGATTATGTCGAGGCCGATGCCATCGCTAAAGCCTCGGCCAATGTTTCCAAAGAGACCCTCATTCTCGCCCTCGGCGGCAAGATGTCGGGCAAGAACTTTCGCCAATTCTGCGCCGATTCCGGCGTGGAGGTGGATGAAACGGCGATCCGGACGGGCGCGCCGATCACTACGCTTCGTCAAGCAAAACTCAAAAACAACTAAATCATGCCAACATACACACAGCAGGAACCAAAAGCTCCCCAGATCACTGCGGGAAAATTCAAGGTCGAGATCGAAGGCGCGGAGCTGAAATTCTCCGACCGCTCGAAAAACGAATATATCCGCCTCAAGTGCCGGGTGAAACTCTCGGACGGCACGAACGGCTCGACCATATACGACAACATGGTTTTCACGCCCAAGGCCGCGTGGAAGATCGACCAAGTCCGCGAGGCGCTGGGCTTTGCCATCGTCCCGAACGAACCGGCAAGCGTCGAACCGGAACACCTCCTCGGTCGCACCGGCACGGTGATCGTCGAGTTCAACGAGGAGTCGGGCTACCACGAGGTGAGCCGCTGGGTTTCTCCGAAGGAAGTGGCAGAGGCCAAGGCGCCAGCGGCCAAACCTGCACCCAAAACCTCCCCAGCGGAAGCGGACGAGATTCCGTTTTGATGGATGAACCCCGCCATATCCGCCTCGCGCTCCGGTTGGCCATCTGCGCGAACGATGTCCCAATCGGGCCGCGTTTGCACCGTGCCAAGCCATTCCCGACCTACCAGCACACCTACGCGCTGGAGGATCGGGAGCAGGCCGAGGCGGATTTGGCACGGGTGCGGGAGTATTTGATCGAGGCGGAAGCGAACCCCAGAAAAGGAAGGAAATAATATGGCAGGAGAATGGATCAAAGTGGAGAACCACCTACACGAGAAGGTCGAGGTGGCGGCGATTGCCGACCACACCGGCCTCGACCTCGACGCGGTGGTCGGGAAGCTCGTGAAGGTGTGGGCTTGGGCGTCACGGAATTGTTACGCTGACGGCGTAACGGGTGTTACGGCACTGCGCATCATCCGCGAAATCACGCACACGCCGACCTTCGATGAAGCAATGGCAAAATGCGGTTGGTTGATTGTGAAAGGCGACAAAATCGAGTTTGTAAACTTCGACCGCCACAACAGCCAAACATCTAAAGACCGAGCACTTGCGGCCCTGCGAATGGCCAAGAAACGCGGCAACGATGCCGTTACGGAAAAGTTACGGGGCAAGCGTAACAAAAATGTAACCAGAGAAGAGAAGAATATAGAGCGGTCTTGCGACCGCTTCCTCCCCACCTGCGTATGACAACACTCCCCAAGATTATCCCGATGCTCCCAAGCGTCCCACTCAACGAAACCGCCGAGAAGGCCGCGATCTCCTGCATCCTGCAAAACTTCGAATGCCTGAGAGTCATGTCTTGGCCGGAGGAGTTGTTTTTTTCGGAGGCGCACAAAATCATTTTGACCACGGCGAAGGAACTCGCCGATACGGGCATGGCGACCGACCCGTTCGCGGTGCAGTCGCGGCTCGAAGCCAAGGGCCAACTCGACGCGGTCGGGGGGATGCACGGCTTCACCGAGCTGATGGACTTCATGCCAACCGGCGACACCAAGACGGCGGCATGGCACCGGAGCGCACTGATGGATGCGGCGAGGTATCGCCGGGCATTGTCCGCGGTGCGTGAAGCCGAGGGGGCGTTTCTTCGCCAGGAGGGGGACATCGCGAGCGTGTCGCTGGCTCTCTCCGAAGCGGCGATGATGGTGGACCGCCCGAGGGTTTCGACGAAAGACCTCCTGCTCAAGCTGACGGAGGAACTCGAAAACCACACGCCTGCGGAGGCATTTGGGACAGGGATCGAATGGCTGGACCGCGTGACGAATGGCGGCGTGAAGCGTGGCGAACTCCTGACGATCGGCGCGCCGACCTCGGGCGGTAAGTCGATCCTGCTCCTCCAGATGGCGGTGCAGGCGGTCCTCGCTGGCAAAAAGGTGGCGGTCTTCAGCCTCGAGATGCCGGCCACCCAAGTCCTCGCTCGCATGGTCTCGCACCTGGCGGGATTCAATGTCGGCGTCTTCCGCATCGCGGGGGCCAAGGGAGCGGTCAACAAGGATATGCTGGCGAAATTCAACTCGGCGTCGGGGTTGATTTCCCAATCCGGCCTCGTGGTGGAGTCGGGCTTCACCGACATGGAGTCGATCGACGCCTCGGCGCGTGACCTCGCGGGCAAGGGCGAAGCCGACCTCGTGATCGTGGACTATGTGCAACTCGTCCACTTGCGGGCCATGGCATCGAACGAGACGCGCGAGCAGCATGTCTCGGAGATCACCCGGCGGCTCAAGGCGCTGGCTTTGCAACTCAACATCGCGGTCGCCACGGCCAGCCAGCTCAACGAAGACGGCAAACTGCGCGAATCCCGCGCCATCGGGATGCACTCGGACCATGTGTGGATGATCCGCCACGGAGATGAATCCTTCATTTCACTCGACAAAAACCGCGACGGCGAGCGCGGCCACGCGGTGCCGGTCCAGATGGACGGCGCCATCGCCAAATTCACCCAACAACAAGACTCATGAACCCATTTGAACCACCGCCAGCCACGGATTTCACCTTCCTGTCCCTCGGGGCCGGAGTGCAGAGCAGCACCTTGGCTCTCATGGCCGCACATGGCGAAGTCACGCCGATGCCAGATGCCGCGATCTTTGCCGACACGCAGGCCGAACCCGCCAGCGTCTACAAATGGCTCGATTGGCTGGAGGAGCACTTACCGTTCCCGGTGCATCGCGTGACCCGTGGCGACATGACGGATGAGTCTCTACTTATCAGGCAACGCAAAGATGGGTCTGGATGTTGGAGCAAAAGCCTGATCCCTGCATTTATCGAAAATAAAGACGGCTCCCGTGGAATCATGGGGCGCCAATGCACCTACTCTTACAAAGTGGAGCAGCTTGAGCGAGCCGCTCGCCGACTGGGACAGGTTAAGCGTGGGCAAAAGGAAATCACCGTCACCCAATGGATCGGGATTTCATGGGACGAAATCCAACGCATCAAGCCGAGTCGGGTGGCATGGTCCCAACATCGCTGGCCGCTTGTGGAGCTTCGCATGGGTCGCCGGGACTGCCTTAAATGGATGGAGCAGCATGGCTACCCGAAGCCACCGCGCTCGGCCTGCGTGTTTTGCCCGTTCCACTCCGACAACGAGTGGCGCCGCCTCCGCGACGAAGAGCCAGAAGAATTTGCGCGAGCTATTCGTTTTGAAAAAGACCTGCAAGCGGTCAAGGCAAAGACGGAAAAAATGCGCGGCGTTCCGTTTCTTCACCCGAGCCTCGTTCCGCTGGATCAGGTCGATCTCTCCACCGACATCGAGCGCGGGCAGTTGTCCCTCTGGCTCGACGAGCAATCATTCGGCAACGAATGCGAGGGAATGTGCGGCGTATGAACACTTTAGCAGGCAGTATGACATCCGTGACAGCTTCCTCTCCCATTAAATTGGTGATCGAGCGGCGGCATATTGAAAAGGAAGCGCGCCCCGTCCCTGCAATTTTTAATCACAATCAACCCAATACAAAATGAAACTCTACATAGGAATAGACCCCGGCTTGTCCGGCGGTATCGCATTCATCCCAACCACCGGCCAGCCATGGGCGCACAAAATGCCCGAGACCGACCGCGACCTCATCGACCTCCTCAGTGATGCCATTTCGCTGGCAGAGCCTCGGGCGGTGCTGGAGTTGGTTCACTCTTCGCCGCAGATGGGCGTTAAATCGGCTTTCACATTCGGGGAGGGGTATGGGCGCTTGCAGGCGGTTCTGACCGCTCTACGCGTCCCCTACGAGCGCGTGCGGCCTCAAGCGTGGCAGAAGTCAATGGGGTGTTTGACCCGTGGCGACAAGAATGTGAGCAAGCGCCGGGCGCAGGAGCTTTTCCCGACGCTGAAGGTCACGCACGCCACAGCGGACGCTTTGTTGATCGCCGAATACAACCGGAGGACGGCCAAGCCATGACATACGACGACAAGGGGTGCCGCGAACTCATGTGCGCCTTCATTCGCCAGACCGTCCTCGATGTCGATGCCAAGACGGATTTTGCGAACAAAAACAAGAACGCCGAGTGGGAACTCCACAAGGCCAGCGCCATCCATTTCATCCGCTCCCCGATTTTTGTCTCCCTCTGCCGCACCC